GGGTTCGGCCTGATGCCGAGCATGGCCGAGGGTCGCTGGAAGCAATGCGCCGCTGGGGCCTCCCTGCTCTACCGGGCAGCGGAGGCCAGCGCCACGCAGCAGCCGGAATTGCTGATGCTGGCCGCGATCCGCTTCCGCCAGGCAGGCGCGCTGACGCTGGCTGCGGAGTGCGAGGATGCGGCAGACGACTTCACCGTGGCCGACGAGGATATCCGCCGGCTGATGGACGCGGCCGCAGGCGAGTGCGGCAAATTGGAGAGAGAGGCGTTGTCATGAGCGATCCTGGGAAGCCACGCTGGCAGATTTTCTCGCAATCCTTCGAGGTTTTGGACCGCAAGCAATACGACACCGAGGAGGCCGCGAGAAACGCGGCGGCAGCGGCGAACACGCGCAACCCGCTGGGTAAATGGGGGGCTGTCAAGGTAACCCCACATAGACAGCCAAGCGCATGAGCAAAGCGCAAGGCCTCCTCGCGGCGCTGGTGTTGGGCGGCAGCATTGCCGCCCTCGCCGTGCCTGAGGTCATGTCGGCAGGCGAGCTGACCGGCTACGCCCGCACCATCGACGGCGACACTCTCGAGCTGGCCGGCCGCCGCATCAGGCTATGGGGCATGGACGCCCCCGAGCACGACCAGACCTGCGGCAGCTTCGCGTGCGGTGAGGCCGCGACTGCCGCGATACGAAGGATGACGGCCCATGATGCTGTTACCTGCAACCCGCGAGATCGCGATAGGTACGGCCGCATTGTGGCTCTGTGCCATACTGTGGACGGCGATCTTGGCCGGCGCATGGTGGCTCTGGGGCTGGCTGTAGACTACCGCCACTACAGCCACGGCTTCTACCGCGACGAGGAGGCCGCAGCGCAGCAGGAACGCCTGGGCATGTGGGCGACCAGCTTCACGATGCCGGCAGATTGGAGGAGGGCGCGCCGATGATGGACTACGACCCAGACCCCCGCGTGGCGTACCTTCAGGGCCACTACGGCACCAAAGCCGAGGGCGACGCCTTTGCGGCAGATATCGAAAAGCTCGCGGCGCTGGCCGCTCCCTACGTCGAGATAACACACGACAGCGCGGGTGGCTGGAATCTCTGGATATGGGGATGAGCATCGCACGCTGGTGGCGCCGCCGTCGAGCGGTGAGGCACGCGCAGCGGCTGGACCGTCGCACGATCGAGGCCGCGCTTGACCTGGCGCCGCTGCCGCCGGGCCCCTACCGCGTCGATTTCCCGACGAAGCCCAACGGCATGCCGATCCCGGCCTTCGTGCTGGTCGCCAGCGACGGGCAACAGATACCGCTACCCACCCACTCGGCCTTCGCCGCGGTCGCTACGGAATTCGGCCCCGACCCGGCAATCCGCTACGTCGAGCCCGGGCTGCCGTTTCCTGATTATGTCCCAATGCAGGTTTGGGACAGCGCACACAAGGATTTCTGCTGATGCCGCGCGAGGTCGAGGGACGCTGGCGGCAATGCGCCGCCGGGGCCTCCCTGCTTTACCGGGCGTCGGAGGCAGGTGCCACGCAGCAGCCGGAATTGCTGATGCTGGCCGCGACACGCTTCCGCCAGGCCGGCGCGCTGACGCTGGCCGCGGAGTGCGAGGAGGCGGCAGACGACTTCACGGTAGCCGACGAGGATATCCGCCGGCTGATGGGCGCGGCCGCGAGCGAGTGTGGCAAATTGGAGAGAGAGGCGTTGTTGTGAGAGCTTGCACCTGGCCGTCTATCGACCATTCGCTTTTGAGCCCGTCAGGCCGAATGAGTAAGCGAGCGCGCGCCGCGGCCATGAAGCGAGAGGCGGGAAAGCTGTTTTCTGGCGTAGTTCTTAAGCCGGTGGCCCAGCCTGCCAAATGGGAGGTATTGCGCCGCCAAGCGGCAACGCTCCGAGATTTAGCTGCCCGCGGCATGCGCCCGAGAGCGTATCCAAAGGCAGCTGCAGAACTGGAGGCGCTTGCAGATCGGCTGGAGGCCGAAGATAGGGTGACGACCGGATGAGCAAGGCGCAGGGCATTCTCGCGGCGCTGGTGTTGGGCGGCAGCATTGCCGCCCTCGCCGTGCCTGACCGCCTCTCAGCGGCTGCCCTCCACACGATAGCGGGCGGCTTGCTTGTTGGGATACTGGCCCTCCCTCACCGACCGCGCCGACCTGGCCGCCTCTGGGTGCCGCCTGGGTGGCGACGCTGGCCGCCCTGACCTGGGTTTGGAGGACGCACCTATGACGTGCCCCCTTGAAAAGCAATTTATCATCCTGATGGAGGGCGCCGGGGTAGAATATACGCGCCCGGAGCAAACCCAGTCCGACCCAACGAATCTGGATTTTTACCTGCCGGCGATGGACCTATACGTTGAGGTTAAGCAGTGGCATTCCGATCGTATTGCAGGACAGCTCTCGAAACTGCCCCGCAATGCTGCGGCGCTGGTTCTCATTGGCAGGCAAGCCGTCGAGAAATTCTCCTCGCTCGCGGCCGCGCTCGCGGCGGAACGATGAGCATCGCGCGATGGTGGCGGCGGCGGCGGGCGGTGCGTCGCGCGCAACGGCTTGACCGGCGCACGATCGAGGCCGCGCTGGACCTGGCGCCGCTGCCGCCCGGACCCTATCGCGTCGATTTCCCGACGAAGCCCAACGGCATGCCGATCCCGGCCTTCGTGCTGGTCGCCAGCGACGGGCAACAGATACCGCTTCCCACCCACTCAGCATTTGCCGCGGTAGCTACGGCGATCCGCCTCAACTCGGCCTACGAGGATCAATCGTCTCGGTAGCCTCGGGGCTGCGCGACCTCGGGCTGGTTGAGCATGTAGGCGCCGCGCTCCCACCGTATCGGAAGCTGTAAATCGGCCGGGCCGTAATTCGACTTCTTCGATTCGATCATCAGCCCGCGCGCCTTGTCCTTGTGCATGTAGATGCGGCTGCGCACGCTGTTGTTCCACGACACGCTGCCCGATTCGCCGGTCCCCAGCGCCCGCCCGGCCATGCTGGGATGCTTCGTTATCAGCACCAGCCCCTGGATCGCCACCGCGAGCCGGCGCAGCTGGTTGATGAACTGAACCACCTGCTGCTCGTCATTCTGGTTGCCGGCAAAGGTCTGTGTCGCTGTGTCTACGACGACGTAGCTGATGCCATGGGTTATGCAGAACTCTATCAGCCGGGTGAACAGGTGCGTCGGCTGCATGGTCCAGTAGTGCGGGCTTTTACGGTCCTGGCATAGCCGGGAGAGCACGTTGTCACGCCCCACCCTGGGGTCGATCCACAGCCCCGACTCGGCTGTGTCTTCCATCTCGAGACCCATCGCGCGATTGATGTCGTGCTGCCGCCGCCACAGCTCGTCGCTGTCGTCTTCGCAAGAAAGAAAAAGGCCCCGCCCCGGCTGGCAGGAGAGGCCCAGAAACCCACGGCCCATGACGGCACAGGTTAAAAGCTGCTGCATCAGGAGCGACTTTCCGACGCCCCCATCGCCGTTGACCATGCCGACAGAGCCGCGGATAAAACAACTCTCGACCATCCAATCCCGCCGCGGTGGCAGCTTGCCCGCCCATATAGAGGGGTCGATCGGGCTGAAAATGTCCTGCTCGGTGGCGGCCCGAAGCCGGCCGATGTCCTGTTGCGCTAACGCCATGCCTCCCCCAGGAATGTTCTCGCGATTAAGCCGCCGGAATTTATCCTAAATCAACCCGCCCCTTTGGTCAGCGCCCGGCAAGATAGTCGGCGAGCATCCGTTGTGTCTCGTCGAAAACCACGCCCTCGCGCTCGTCCACCCACTCGGCCGCGGCGATCGCCGACTCCCGCTCGACGGTGCGGCACTGGACCGCCCAGTGGATGACATCGCCCAGGTACTCGTGCGCGACGCTGGCGCGGACCGGGCAGCGGAGGCCCAGCTCGTGCCAGGCCAGCGCGATAGCGCGCAGCAGCTCAGCTTCAAGCGGCGTCGGCTCGGTCACAGCTGCCGCACGCTGACCGTCAACGGCTCGGTCGTCGCCACCCGGCGCACCCGCAGGTCGTCAATCCAGCGGTCGTCTTTCACGATCAGGTGGCGCACGAGTAAATCCAACAGCGGCTTGATCGCGTTGTCGATGTCGCGCTGTCGGTTGAAGGGTAGCGTGATCTCCACCGCTGCCGGTGCGTACAGCAGGATGCCGGTCGAGGCGCGGGAGATGGCCCAGCCGGCTGCGATGATCCATAGCCGGTAGGCGTCCGTCTTGATGCGCTGCCGCGAGCCGGCGCGGTAGGTGAACAGCGCGTTGGCCGAGGGCGGCACCGGCAGGGTGAAGCTAATCATTGCGGGACACAGACCATAACCGGAGCGCGGCCGATGTATTTGTCGTCGGCAATAAGAATTGCGCCACGGGCGCTCTCGCATGCCAGTTTGTCGTGGAAGCTCGCAACCGCCACGGCGTTGCCGGCCGAGCCCACGCCCGCACCCCATCCGTGGACAATGATAATGAGCAGCCATGCAGCCTCTGTTGATGTCGTCATTGTCTCTCGCCCCTCGCCCGTATCGCCTCGGCTGCCAGCTTGTGCGGCGGCAGCCCGGTAAGCTCGGCCACCGCGTCGATCGCCGAGAGGCTGATCGTGTCGCCATACTGCCGCGTGCCCGCCAGCCGGTAGACTTGGTGGATCGAAAGCCCGGCATCGCGGGCGAACTGGTAGACGCTGAGACCATTGGCCTCCAGCCAGCGGGAGAAGGCGGTTTTCATGGCCGCAGCGTAGCACGCTTTACGGCCGGTAAAAAGCAGCTTGCATATGCCATCCGAAGATTATATAGAAACATGCAGGTTTTGGGAGGAACGTGGATGGTCGTCGACAAAAGGGACCGAGAGCGGCAGGCGCTGGAGCTAGCCTACCGCAAGCTGCGTGACCTGCAAAATAAGGCCGGCGTCAAGAAGGAGTTGACGCTGACCCTGGCCGCAGTCGAGGCGCTGGTGCCCGACCTCACGAGGGAGGCCCGGTGATGGCGAGTGACCGCCCGACAGGGCCGGCGAAGTGCCCGAAATGCGGCTGCCCAACTGTGAAGCTGCCCGTCACGGCGTGGGCGCTTTTCCGCGACGGCAAATACGAGACGGTCGAGCTTACCGAGTACATTGAGCTTGCCGAGAACGCGACGGCCATATGCGACAACGAGGACTGCGGGCACGAGTGGTGGCCCGCATGACCGAGCATACCCCTGACCAAATCAACGACATCTCCTCGGCCCTTATTAGGGCCGTCCGGCTGTCGATGCGCTATTCCCGCGCGCTCGGGGCTGCCGAGGCGGCGCTGTCCAGCATCAAGGGGGTGGCACTGGGTGCCGACCCGGTGATCCTGCGGCTGGTCGAGCGGGCCGAGGCCGACATCAAGCGGATTTTGCAGGGAGAGGGCGATGGACCTGGGATTGACCGCTGACCAACTGGAAGCGCGCCGCAAGTATCTGTGCGCCGGGGATGCACAGCTGATCCTCGATGGCCGCTGGAATCTGCTGTGGCGCATCAAGAAGGGGCTGGAGCAGGAGGCCGACTTCTACGACGGGCTCCAGTGGTACATCAAGCGCAACGTCTCGCGTGAGCAGATGGACCTGCGCCGGCTGATGGGGCAGTACACCGAGCCGCTGAACCTGGCCTACTGCCAGGAGCGCACCGGCCGGCCCGTGACCTACTACAGCGGGAATCCGATGCTGCGGGCGGTATGGAAGGGCCTTCAGGCGGTGACCTACCCCTGTAAGGACGAATTACAGGTCAGCAAGGATTACCCATTCATGGGCGCACACCTGGACGCGATGACGACCACCGCGCAGGGCGAGCCGATGGTGCTTGACGCCAAGGACATCGCGCGGGCCAGCGACGACATGATCCAGCTTTACACGCCGGCCGGGACGCACCAGGCGGTCGTCATGGGGGTGGACTGGTGGGGCCTCTCGATCTTCGCCGGCAAGAAGTGGGAATTGGTCGAGCAGCCTGTGGACCCGCTGTTCCGAGCCCGCCTGATCGCCGCTGAGCGCGAGTTCTACGGGTATCTGGAAAGAGACGAGGAGCCGGCGGACCAGAACCCGCGCGCCGAGGCACCGAAACCGCGGCCGAGGCTGCGGCAGATACTGCTGGACCAGACCCCAATGGACGAGCGGCCGAACTGGAGCGGCGAGTTTATGCGCCTCGCTCGCCAATTCGCCGAGACCAAGGGCGCCTCCGACCTGCACGCAATCACCCGCAAGGCGATGACCGAGCTGGTGCCGGACGACGTGGGACTCTGCGCCGTGGGGCTGGTGCGCTTCAAGCGCGATGGCCGGGGCGTCACGATCGCAATGGAGAAGACCGATGACTGTTGAGTGGAAAGACGTGTCGAGCAGCAACGTGAGCCGGGTCGGCTGGAATGACGAGACGAACGAGCTGCTGGTCGAGTTCGCTTCTGGCTCGGTCTACGCATACCCCGACGCCGGGGAGAGCGCGTACCAGGATTTGCTGGTCGCCACGTCGCCGGGGAGCTACGTCAGTAGGAACCTGCGGCGGCTGCCGGCGCGGAAGGTGTCGTGATGCCGGCTGACCCCAAAGCAACCATCGCGGTTGCGCACAAGGTCGCGTCGGAGCTTTGGGATGCAGGCTTTCGCGACCACGAAGGTATCGGCGTCCTCGCGATGGCGCTGGGCATTTATTGCGAGGCGCACGAAGACGGGCATCGGGAGTTGAAGCCCTTGCTCGACGGTATGCTGAAGGCCGCGCAGATGGCGTTCGATGCGCTACGCGACGGCAGAAAGAGGACGCCAGCCAATGTCTGACCCTCCCGACACCAGCGACGGAGGCGAGGGGTGAATATCGAAAGCAAGATAGATAAAGAGGATGGCAAACTCCCCGATGCGCTTTCGGGTTTGTTCGGTCACCCCCTCATCCCCTTCTTGCTAGGGATGATTGCGGCATTTGTCATAGTTCTGTTTGAGTTGAGATATGGCCGCACTTAGTGCGAGCTGCGCACATTACAAGCAAAAGATAAATTAGACGAACGCGATTATCTTGCCTGGAAACGAATGGAAGCGCGTCGGTTAGCTAAAGCAGAGGAATTGCAATGAGCGAACCTACGAAGGACGCCGAGTCAAACAATGTCCGCGACGATATAGAATATGGGCGTGGCTTGTTAGCTAATACAAAAATTTATAAAGGGATGGACAACTTATGGTATCCCTTTAACGCACCCGGCGGCCCGTTTAAAGCTCGTGAAGAAGCACTAGCCGCTTATTGGTATAATCGTGACTTAATCTCTGGGAAAAGTGACAAGAAATCAGACTCCAGATGGGCTATGGGAGCCACCGAATAATGGTCAATCCTATGAAGGACGCCGAGCGGCTGGCCGCAGCGCGATTGGCTTCAATTCGCATTAGACATTCAGGCAACAGCGAAGATCGAGGCTGTGATTATTGTTTCCTTGTCAAACAAATCGCCCGCCTCACCCAGGAGCGCGACGACTTTGAGGGCCTCTATAAATCGCAAGCTGCCGAATACAAGTTGGCGCGGGAACGTCTTATAATTCTGGCCGATGAAAATATAAGCTGCGGAAAAGAGCGCGACGCCGCCCTCGCATCCCTCGCCGCAAAGTCCCAGCACTACGAGGGAATGCTGCGGGAGTTGGAAATGGAGCGCGATACCCTGCGCCACAAGCTGCACTTCGCCATCGCGACCAGGCGGGGGTAGAAGTAGATGACAACCACCCCGCTCGTCCGCGCCTATTGGTGTTATTTGGCTGTTCTGCTAGCCAGCATATCAGCAAGCGCTATAGCCGTTGTGGGACTTTTTTACCTTAAGACGATACTGCGATATCTGGTTTTTGGCCCAATAGCCCTATTGATATTGTTTTTTGAATGGTTACTCCCATGACAACCACCCCGCTCGTCCGCGTCGATGTGATCCGCCACGCCGATCAACGGTACGATACATGTGGCGACTGGCTGATCGACCATGACGGTCGGATCATTGTGCGCGTCTCCGAACTCGGCGATTGGCGCTTCGAGTTCCTGATCGCGATTCACGAGATGGTCGAGGCCGCGCTGTGCCATCACCGCGGCATCAGCGAGGAGGCTGTGACCGCCTTCGACAAGGAGCACGAAGCGAGTGGCGACGAGGGCGAGCCGGGCGAGCATCCCGACGCGCCCTACCGCAAGGAGCACGCTTTCGCGACGCTGATCGAGGCGATGGTGGCGCGGGAGTTGGGCGTGGACTGGCCCGAATACGGGGACGCTATCGACGGTTTAACCTGGGGAGAGAAGACATGAGCGACGACTACGACCGCACGACCGGCGAGGTTAGTCCTTCCGGGCTGTCGCACCGATGGAGCGCCCCGGCGAACGAGATATTCGCGGCACTGGCGAAGGCGCAGGCCGAGATCAAGAACGCGATCAAGGACGCGCAGAACCCGCATTTCCGCAGCCGGTACGCCGATCTAGCCTCGGTCAAGGAGGCGTGCTGGGCGGCGCTGACGGCGAATGGTATCGCGCCCGTCCAGATGCCGGTCAACATCGGCCAGAACATCGGCGTCGTAACCCTGCTCGGCCATTCGTCCGGCCAGTGGATCGAGAGCACGATTTACGTCCAGCCGACCAAGTTCGACGCACAGGGCGTCGGCTCGGTCGTGACCTACCTGCGCCGGTACGCGCTGGCCGCGATGGCAGGGGTGGCTCCGGACGATGACGATGACGACGGCGAGGCGGCGGTCGGCCGCCCGGTCCAGAATATCCCAGCGGCGGCGTCTCGCGGCCGTACAGCGCCGGAAGCCCGAACGGTGGCCCCAAGCGCCCCGAACGGCCAGGCCAGCGCCGATGAGAGCGCGCGGGAGCGGTGGAAGGAGATCGCCGCCGCGATCCCGCAACTGATGACGCTGCCCGAGTTGGAGAACCTGCCGAAGTCGCCCAGCTGGGTCGAGTGCCACAAGCTGATCGTCGAGGCCAGCGGCGAGGCTGCCGCGACGGAGGCGATGGAGGACTTGCGGCGGCGCATCGGGCGGCAGAGCGGCTTATTGAAGATGCAGGCCGACGAAACCGCGCCACTGCCGATCTAAGGAGGCGAGCATGACAGAGCCGAAATGGACGCCGGGGCCTTGGCACGCATCCCAAACCTACCCGCCGGGCGATTGGTGCATCCATGCGCGGGGCATCCCCTGGCAGCTTGCTTATCTCCGAGGCCATTCAGAAATAGACTGGCCGCTTGAAGCCAACGCCCGTCTGATCGCCGCCGCGCCGGAGCTTTACGCGGGTTTGGTTGAGCTGCTTGATGAGACTGAGGCCGGATTGATCGCCAGCGCGTCGTCGCGTTCGGGCCGTGACGACGATGATTTCCGCGAGGAATTCCCGGACGACTATGAGCGTTGCAAACGACTGCGTGCCGTCCTCGCCAAGGCGCGGGGTGAGCCATGACCGAGCAAACCATGCGCGTCTGGGCGGTGACGCTTTCCTTTGCCGGCGGCGGACCGCTGATCCTCAACACGCTGGCGGCACCGAGCGCGGAGGCCGCTGCCGCCATGACCATGCTGGGGGTGTGCCGCATGGAGGTTCCGACGCAGGAGCTGCAAGGCGTCGGCTGCGTCGAGATGCCGGCGGACTGGCTGCGCTGGGCGCTTAAGACCATCGAGACCGGCGAGCCGCGCAAGGCTCCCGTCGTCTCGCTGGTGCCGAGCGAGAGACCGCCAGGCAATAGCGATAACACGGGGCTGCAACCCGCTGCGGGCTGCCCGGTACACGGGTGGCTCTCTCCCGGGTGTCCCGATTGCGCCCGCGCTTTCAGCGAACAGGCCCAAGCGCGAATATATGGGATGACAGCCGATCCTGCGGACCCGGCGTAGCGCATGGCGAACTTTGCCCCCGTGACCTACCTCGACCCGTTCGAGGTCGCGGCCTCGCTGCGCACCCGCTGGGGCTCGTTCCGCCGGCAGGAAGACGGCATGTCCCTGCTGCCGGTGCGCGGCGCGCCGGAGAACGCCGACGATCCCGACGACGAGGCGGGCTTTGGCTTCTACAAGCGCGCCGGGGTCAGGAGCGGCAAGTGGCCTGAGATGAAGACGCTGCTCGACCGCATCGAGCGGCTTGGCGAAGGGCAGGAGTTCGGCCGGGTCTGGCTCGAACTCTACCCTGCCGGATATCGCGGCCGGTGGGAGCTCGATGACAGCGCCTACGGCACCCGGTTCTCGCGGGCCTACCTGGCGCTGCGGTGGAACCCGCAGGCGACGCTGTTCGCCGGGACGGAGTGGCAGGTGTTGACGCCGGGGTGGGTCACGCTGGTCAACCACCGCGCCCCGCGCTCGGCGCTTAACGGGGGCGAGTGGGATGCGGTGGCCCTGGTGATCGACGGACGGAAACGGGAGGCGGCAGAGTGCTAGGCGTAGCGCATCCCGGTCGCGTAGCCGTTGGCCTGTAGCTTGTCCAGCTGCGACCGGAGCCGCGAGCCAATGTCATTCCTAAAGAACGGACTCGCCGGGATCGTGAGCCGGTCCAACACGCGATACGCTTTGGTGCGGGCCTCGACGACGCTCTCCCCGGTGCCTGTCGAGACCAGCGTGTACGAGCCCGCCGTCATCAGCGTCGGCTCACCGTCCCACTGGCCGCGCTGCGCCATGCAGAAATGCAGGTTGTCCTCGATACCGGGGGTAACGCCCCAGATCGGCGCGCCGACCGTTTCCTCGGTATTCTCCCGGTACGGGTACGGCGGCAGCGCCATGACGACGCCGACCGCAATCTCGTTCAACGCCCGGCTCTTGGGCGGCTTCCCTGCCGCGAGCCCGGCCAGAAACTCGATGGGATCGCCGCGATGAAGTGCCAGTTCAAGGTTGAAGGCAGGGTAGCCAAAGCGACAGGTGAACTCCAGGGGCCAAGGATTACCATCGTCATCGACGATACAGTTGACATCGACATTGCCGACGTACCCCAGAGATACGAGGCGGTCCTCGAACGGGCTCAAGACTTTTTCAGCCAGTTTGGACTTGGTGACGAGCCGCATCACCGTGCCCGCTTCACCGCAGTTGGGACCAACGCCGCCGGCGAAGAGTCGCTTCTCCTCGAAATTCTCCTCCCACCCCGAAGCGAAGCCGCCGGGGCCGATCCAGCCGCCGACCGCGAACTCGACGCCCTTGACTAAATCCTGGAGGATGAAGCCTTGCGGAAACACCTTCCCTTGCCGCTTCCACCGTTGGAGCCGCCAGACGGCCTCGCGCGGGGTCTTGGCGACGAACGACAGGCTTTTGTCTGTTACATCGCCACAGGGCTTGATGGCGCACCCGTCCTCACGCTCTGCGGCAAGACGGATAGCCTCGTCATAATTGGTGCATTGCCGATACGGTGGGACCGGGATACCGGCGCGCTTGAACTCTTGCATCCCGACGAGGCGGTTAAGCTCCCACTCTCCTACGAGGCCGGGGGCGCCGATGACGGGGATGCCCTCCGCTTTAAGCTGGTCAAACTCGCGCTGAGCGTACCCGAGGCTTCCCAGGATGACGAGATCGACCCGGCGCGCGAGTGAGCGCCAGTCCGGCACCCGGTCCACAAGGCCGCGGCCGACCGGGCACTTCTGGGCGTCAAAATCACGGCACCAGTATTTGATATCGTGGCCATGCTTCTTGCCTCGGATCGCTAGATCGAGCAGACCATCGGCGTGGGGCTCGACAATGAGTGCCCTCACGGGCCGCTCGTCGGCACGCGCAGCTCGCGGTCTGGCTTGTAGAGATATTCGGACGACCGCCCCTCGCGCTGGTGGCGCTGAAGATCGTCCTGTAGCGACTTGATCTGCCCCATGATCTCCTTGGCCTTGGCGTCCAGTTCCTTGCGCTCCTGCTGCGTCCGCACGCCGTGCGCGTAAAGACCAGCGAGCTGGCCCTTCAGTGCCCGAATGTGGCTGGATGTCTCCATCTTCTCCTGCCGCATCGGGTTCTGCCACCGCTCGGGTGCCGGGCGGTTGCCGCCGACAAACCGCTCAGCCTGCCCGATGCTGGTGCCCTTCAACTGCTCCTGCCGTAGCGGGATCGGCGACATACTCTGCAACACATGGCCGGCGTAAGCCTTGAACCAGGCCGGGGTGTATTTCGGGAACGGTGCGATCTCCCGCCCGAAATAGTCGCGCCCGGTGAACGCCTCGACGGTGAGCCGCCCGGCCGGAGACAGCTTGCCGGCCAACTCGCCGACCGGATCGTGCATGTAGCCGAGGATATCCTTCTCGAAGCCCGGCAGCAGCGCGCGTTCGGCCGCGCCCTCCGGGGTCTGGCCGCCGGTACGGGGCAGAGCCATGTCGAGTGCGCCGCCGGGGGACATGACGCCGCCGCGGCCCTCCCCCGGCGTCTTGCCGGTCTTGAGGTACTGATAGACTGCGTTCTCGAGACCGACCGCCATGCCGAGGCCGATCACGTACCGCACGCGGGGGCTGAACTGGCCGCGCAGCACGTCGAGCGCCGCTCCGCCGATCGAGCGGATCGAGCCGTGCTCCCAGCCGAGAGAGGTTGCTGCCAGCTGCAGCCCCTGCTTTGCCCGCCCCGCCCAGAATAGGTTGTCCATGACAAGCTCGCCGAAGCGGTCGTCCATCCGGTCAGAGAACTCGCGGGCTTGCCGCAGCTGGATATCTGGCGTGGCGTTGGGGTTCTGCGCCAGCCATTCGGACATCTCATCATAGAAGGCGGCGGCCTTGAGCCGCGGCACCACCTTGTCGAACAGCGGAGCGGTGATGGTCTCGTTGATCCGGGCGAGTTCGCCGGCGAGGAACCCGACCGCTCGCATCGGTGCGTAGACCGGGTTGCCTTCGCCGACATCACGCAGCCCGGCGGCCAGCTCCATCCGGGTCTGGCCCCGCCGGAACGCGGTGAAATAGTTCTGCCGCGACGTGCCCTGGTACTCGGCGCCGCGCCCGACCATGCGAGACCCGGACTTGGCATAGAGGTCAGCGACCCTCTCGAAATCGGGGCCGTAGTCGTCGATGCCGCGGTACTGCCGCTCCATCTTGCGGCCGATGCCGAACACGTCTTTCCCTGCCTTTACGCCGGGGATAGCACCGAGCCCGACCTGCTTCAGGCCCTCGCGGATATCTCCGGCCTTCAGCGCCTGGATGCCGGACGCGAAGGCCGATGCCGATGCCTCCTGCGACATCGCCAGAGCGTGATAGCCGGACAGCGCCAGGACAGACTGGGTGATCGCGTTCTTGGCGTGCAGCGCCGCGGTATAGGCTTTGCCGCCGAGTTCGCCATGCAGGAAGCCCAGCGCGACGGAGTTGTTGTAGATGCGGGCGAATCCGTCCGGGGCATACGCCTGGATTACGACGCCGCGCGGTTGCGGGTTCTGCTGGCTGTGGATCGCGATAGCCCGTTCGGCCAGCCGCCCCTCCAGCGGCCCCCACCCGTCCGGCTGGTTGCCGCGCGGATAATACCGGATCATGCCGCTGTCGCGGCCGACGCGGAAAATGCGGTTGTGCGCGAGGTAGCGGTCCATGTTCGCGACGTTGCGCATGGTCATATCGACAGGGTCAAGCGTCACCGGCTCGAACCCCATGTCGATCGCGTCGGAAATCGTCGGGATGGATCGCTTCTTTAGCGCCCGCCCGGTACCTTGCCGCCCCGCCGCCGCGCCCATCGCGCGGGTGACGCCAGCCGGGTCGCGGTACTGGTGGGCATAGTAGTCTTCGACAAAGGAAGCGCCTGACGTGGACGGCTCGGCGGCGATCGCCAGCTCTCGCTCCTTGAACAGCTTGCGCATGATATCGGCGAGTGGCCGCAGCTCCGGCGGCCCGCTGTATTGCGTGCCCTGGCTGCGGGTCTCGACGAAATCGAGGAAATTCAGCAGCGCCGGCTTCGGCGGCGACAGACCAGCTTTCTTTGCTACGATGTACGCCTGAAACTCGGGAATGTAGCGTTGCACCAGCGGCCGCCAGGGCTCCCGCGCCGCCTCGACAAAATCTGCCGCTGGCCGGTTCGCCAGCGGGCCGCGTGCGCCGACCTGCGCCTCGGCCCTTTCCGTTGATCGCCGAGCCGAGCCGACCTCCTTGCGGAACAGGGCCTCCCCCGCCTCGGAAAAGGCGTCCACGGTCGAGGGAGAGAACACTTTCTCGATGCCCTTTCCGGCGTCCTTGACGCCCTGGACAAGCTGCGGCGGCAGCGGAATTGCCCCTTGCTCGCTGGACGCAAGCCGTTGCATGACGCCCGGTGTTTCACGTGAAACACCCCCCGGCAGCCGCCCCATCGGATCCATGCCAGCCATCCCGGCAGTCAGCATCTCCTGCGCCGCGACCGGCTGGCCCTCCATCGCCGCCTGCAACGCTTGGCCGCCGGTGTGCAGCGGCGACAGCAGCATGCCGCCGACCGCGCCGGGGATAAGCCCCGCAGCTTCGGCGCCGCTCGCAACCGGCGGCTTGCCCTCGCCCTCGACCGGCTGGCCGGTGAACCCGGCCCCCGCGCCTCTCACGACTCCGCGCGCAAAGCCCGGTGCGGCCTCACCGCCGCCCGCCTTGATCGAGGACATCGCCCCCTTCAGCAGCGTGTCGATCAGGCTCGTCGGATGCTCGGCCGGCTCCATCACGCCTTTCTGCATCTGCGGCATGGGCGGCGCGGTCTGCCCCATCGCCAGCGGTTCGATGGTGTCCCCGACCGGAGCGGCCGGCCGGTTCTGCATGGCCGGCGCCGCGGGCAGCTGTGGCAACGCCGCCGAGATCGGCTGCATCTTGGCCGGCTCAAGATCGGCCGCATGCTCGGCGAGCAGGTTTGGCGCCGGTGACGGAAGGCCCGGCGGCTCGATGGTGTCGCCTCCTGACGCCCTTTTGGCCTCGTCCGGCCGCTGCGCCATCAGCGAATCGAGCAGCGCCAGAGGCCCGGTCGGCTGTTTCGTCGTGTCGTCGCCGCTGCCGAGCAGCGTATCGAGAACGGCATCGGCCGGAAATTCCGGCTCCGGCCGCAGCGTCAGGTGGAGGGCGCTGTCGTAATAGCCCTCGCTAGGCCCCGAGGGCGCTCGCAGACCTGACTTATATCCGCCGGTCGCCTTGGCATATTCAGCGGGGCTTGGCCGCTCAAATGCGCTTCCCCAAACCCTGAATGCCTCGTCCTCGGTTTTGGCCCCACGCAACGCTCGGAGCGCGCCCGCCTCGGGGCCGCGCAACTCATCGGCCGTGTGCGCAAATTGCTGCTCAATAGACGGAGAGGGGCCATAGTTCCTGAACAGTGCCTGCTTGCGTGGCCCAAGCCACTGACCAATGCCGTAGGCGCCGCTGCTGGGATTGACGATCGAGGGATTAAGGCCGCTCTCGACGCGGCTCATCCACCGGACGGCGCCGCGCGCCTGCTCCGGGGTTAGGCCGAGCGTGCTGGAGAGGTAGTTGACGCCGTAATCGAACGGGTCCGCCATGTCATTCTGACGGCGGTTGCGCCGGAGCCCCCGGCGTCGGCAGAGGCTTCATGCCCGCCGATTTCCGCATCTCATTGACGACCTCGTTCAGCTGCCGTTGCAGGACAGGCTTTTCCTCCTCGGTCGGCCCCGGCGTGCCGAACGGCGGATAAAGCTGCTTCTCGATGTTCTTGCGCAACCCCTCCAGCGCGCCGCGCCGGTCCTGCGCGCTGGTCTTAGCCCGCGCCTCGGCCAGCTTTGAGGTGAACTGCTGTACCTTCTCGCCGAACTGCGCCGACAGGCGAGACTGCGTTTTCTGCCGCTCGGTCAGGTTGCCCTTCTTTATCGTAAGATCGGCCTGCTTCAGCGGCAGCTGGGCGGCAAACTTCTCGCGCTGCCAGTTCTCGCCGCGCAGGTATTTATACATATTCGCTGCGGCCAGCTGCTCGCGCAGATTGCCAGACGACATCTTGTAAAGCTGCTCCGTCGCGTAGGCGACCGCCTCCGGGTCGGCATCCGGCCGGATGTCCTTGATGCGGGCGGCGATGGCGCTCGGGTCGGTGTAGCGGAACATACCCATTATCTGCGTCAACTCGTTGTGATCGGCGACATCGACGGACGGAGGGGCGGCGGCAGCCGAGACCGGGGCTGCCGCCGCGGCGCCCGGAGAGAGTGGCGTGTCCTGCGTGTTGGTCGTCACCCCCGTCGCATCCGTGGCCGACGTGCCGGCGGCAGGCGGCGGCTCCAGCGGCACGCCCGCGCGGCTCTGCCCAGCCCCGGCTAGACGATAGTAAGCGTCAGTTTGCTCCGGCGACATTTCCTGCCCGCCGTTCAGCTCCATCGCGTCCTGTTGATCCTCCGACAGCGTGCGCGGCCCGGCCTGCTGTTGCGGAGGCGCGGCGGGAGCCGGGGCGGACGAGGGAAGCTGCATGCCGGCAGCGGGTGGCGGCGACATGGGTTGCCCGCCGCCGATGCCTGCGATCTGTTGCATCGGGTTCTGCTGCGGCGAGCCGAAGCCGGGGATGCCGCCGGCCATCAGGGCCTGCCCCATAAGCTGGCGGCCTTGCTGCTCGCGCTGGTACTGCTGCATCAAGAGACGCGCCTGCATCTGGCGCATCGCCGATTCCTGCTGCTGCCGGTAGTCCTGCGCGAACTGGCCGAGACCGGCGCCGAGAGCTGCTAGTGAAAACATCGCCTGCCCTTACCTCACGCTGCCGAGAGTGACATCGGGAGCATCGACCCGAGGCCGCTGAGCAGCCCGCCGCCACCGCCGGCAAACCCGGACCCCGCAATATCGCTGGTCACGCCCGTCAGCGGATTGGTGAAGATGCCAGCGCCCATGCCTGACCCCGGGAGCCACCCGCCAGCCCCGGCCGCGCCGCCGCTGCCGAGCAATCCGTTGCTGCCGAACAGCGCATTGCCGCCAGACAGGAGGCCGCCGATGCCCTGCGCGGTCTGGTTGAAGCCCTGCTGACCCAGGTTGCCGCTGAGCTGCGACGCCTGCTGCCCCAGCCCCATGTACTGCATCAGATCGCCCAGCACCTGCTGCGGCAAGAGGTACTGGTTGTTGCCGAGATTCGTCGCGCCGGTCAGCTGGCTCTGCAAATTGCTGGTGCCGGCCATTGCATTGTTGCCGATCGTCGCCCCGGTCAAGTAGGGAGCCGCGCCGAGGGTCGAGAGACCCTGCGCGCCCGTCGTGCCGAGGCCGAGCGCCCGCCCGAGTCCTTGGCCGCCTGCGTCAAGCAGACTGCCGTAGGAGGCCGCCCCCTGCACCCCCGCCTGGTTCTGCGCCTTGAGAGCCTCCAGTACGTTGGCGATCTGGCCCATGTAGGTCTGGGTGGGCAGCTGCGACGAGCCGTAGGCGAGGTTGGTCGCACCGGAATAGAGCGGCGAGGCTGCCCCCGCTGCGCCTTCCATCCGGTTCAGCCGGTTGTTCTGCCAGTTGATGTCGAAATTGCCCATCGCGTTCGAGGCCACGCCCGCGCCATAGGGCGATGACCCGAGCCCCGCCATCGCGTTCGCGGCCCCCGACTGGTCCGTCAGCTGCTGCTGCGTCCGGTTGAACAGCGCGGACTGCGGGTCGAACCCGGCCTGCATGATCGAGCCGGCCTGGTCGTACATGTTCTGCGCGCCGCCGGCCCCGTAGGCCGCCGCCTGCGATGCGCCGGTCAGCGCCTGCGCGTATTGCGGGTTGGACGCCGCCGCGTTCACCATCTGGCCGTAGAGCGGCGAGAAGGCGCTGCTCTCGATCTGCGGCAGCAGCCCCAGCGCCCCTTGCGCGCCACCGGCCAGCTGCGGTGCGGCGCCCGTCACATCGCCGTAGATCGGCAGGAAGTTGTTGTAAGCGTTCTGCGCGCTGCCGACCGCCTGCCCCGCATTCTGGTCGTAGAGCGTCGATTGCCCCGGCGCGCCGAACAGGTATTGCGCGCCGGCGTTGTAGCCCTGCGGATAAAGCCCCTGCGCTTGCGGGTAGGCCCACGCGGCCGGAGTGCCGGCACCGCCGTTCGCTGACATGCCGGCAAGCGGCGAGAGGATATCGCCCCATGAACTGGCTGCCAGCCCCTGGTTTGGCGGCAGCATGACGGTCGGGCTGCCTGATGACGAACCGGAGCCGCCGGCCCCCATTGCGGACGGCATCAGACGGGCTCCACGCGGTCGAGGCCGATGACGCAGACGCCGGGCTGCCCCGGCCCGGTGTAGCGGATCGGCAAGCCCCACTCGCAGACCGGCTCGGCGACCTCGACGATGCGGTTGTGCGCCCAGTAGCCGGGGAACTTGACCCGCACCTTGTCGCCGGCCTTCAGGTTAGATTTCATCGGTTAGCGACCACCAGAAAATGGTTGACCTCGGCTCCGCACCCAGCGCCAGGAAGAACGGCATCAGCGGGCGGTCGCCATTGTCGTGCAGCATCGCAAACACCGCGCCCTCTATCCGTAGGGCCTTCTTGCACTCGCGCCACATCTTATAGCCGATTCGCCCGCTATCGCGCCATGCGTTCCCCAGGTAGTGGCCGCAGTCGATGGCGAGCAGCGTCGATTTGTAGGCGAGATGGGTCGAGAACTGCCAGGCGATGAAGCCGGCCACCGTGCCATCGACCCGGCAAGCCCAAACCTTGAATGCCCCCGCCGCCTCCATCTCGGCCATCCGCTCCCAATCCGGCAGCGGGATCAGCTTGCCCTTGTGCGGCGATAGCTCGGCCCAGTAGGCGCGAATCAGGTCGGGAAGGTTGGGTTCGAGCAGCAGCGTGCCGAGAGGTTCCCAGCCGCAGGCTACCACTGGCCGCTGAAGATCAGCACGACCAGCGCGAGGAAGCAAATCCCCGCGATCGTCCACACCAGCAGGAGCCGGCGGCCTTCGGGGGTCACTTCGGCTTCGCGGCACGAGCCTCGGCCAGCATCGCGTACACCGCGCGCAACGTCGTCGAGGCGTGGTTGCCTACACTGTCGCCGTCGTAGTGCGACTTGCCGCCGTTCTCCGGGTCCGGCAGCGAGGCCCACTCGCAGGACAGGAGATGCGCGAAGCCCTCGTCGTCCATGTCGCCCTTCCACCAGAGCTTGTAGCCGCGCCCGACCAGCAATTCCCACCCCAGCATGTCCTGCAAGGTGGGCGTGAACAGCATGCCGGGCGACAGGTTGGCCTGCTGCGCCAGCCGTCGCAGCGTGCCGCGCAGGAACTGGTAGGCACCCACCGCCGACGACCGGGTATCGCGCATCAGCATGGATGACTGGAACGAGTAGATTTGCCCCATGCTCATCTCGGTGAGCGCGATCGTCGATGTCGGGTGCCCGAAATAGGCGTTGTAATTGTTGCGCGCCTCGCCGATCGGGTTGTCCGGCACCCCGCCCCGGATAAAGTGCAGGATGATGTCGGTGCACGGGTCCATCTGGAATGTGTTCATCAGTGCCATACCGCTCCCAGCCAGACGCCGAAGATAGCGTGCAATATGCCGCCCAGGAAGGTGCCCAAGGCCACGCCGCCGGCCAGCAGCATCGAATACCGGGTGCGCCAGATCAGGATCATTCGCTCGATAGCGTCAAGGCGGCTGTCCATGCCCTGCAACCGCTGGGCGATCAGCAACTTCTCTTGTTCAAGTCCGCGCTCCATGTGCTTGACATTACGGTATTCCGCCTGAACCAAATCCATCTGTTTGGTTAGGTCGTCCCACCTTATTTGATTACTGGAGCGGTTGGTGACGACCTCGGCGCGCAAGTCGGTGATCTGCGACGCGAGACCCTGGACCTGCGCCGACAGGCCGCCGATCAGCTGCGAAAGGGGGTCTAGGACGCTGTTCGGCATCAGCCCTAGTGAACCACCCACCCCGTACCGTTGCAGTACGCAACGATATGGTCTGTCCCTCCGGCCACAACGGCAGCGTTAAAGACCGCGCCGTTGTTGTTATTGACGGGGCGGAATGTTCCTTCTGCGCCGGCATTGCAAGTGCCCAATGACGCCACAGCCACAGGCACGATATTGAGACCAAGATCGGACCAAATGCCAATCGTTGTCGGGGTCGTGCCGACCTGTATCTTGACGAGGCCGCCGGTGTTCTGCGCCTGGATACGGACCTCAGCCGACCCGCCATTGGAGTTGACGCATAGTGCGCCATCGGTCGCGCCGGACGGGTCGCAGTACCCGAACCATTGCCTGCCCCAAGTACCGTCGCCTGTCCGCGCCAGGTCCAACCTTCCGGCCACCCCCGTGGTGCCGATTACGGCTTGATTGCCGTAGCCGACGCCGACCGTCAGCCCGGTGACGCTATTGGCTTGGATCTGAGAAGTCCCCGTTGGATCGGCAGCATTCAGGCCGGCAACGCTGCTGCCCCCGATTACCGTCGTGAAAAACCTATTAGCCTCGCTGGCCCCGGCCCATCCAACAGAACCCCTCACTAGCCCGTCCGCGCCACGCGCAAATTGAATTAAGCCGGATTGTCCCGAAGACCCGAGGACAAGCTGCCCCCCACTATAGGGCGCTGTGAGCGTAGAGGGGCCATTCGTTCGCAGCACAGCCTTGGTCCCGGTCGCGCTATCGGTGAGAGTCCCGCCCTCGGCGAACGAATTTGCCCAATACAAACTTCCCCATGCACCATCCAGCGTCACGTTCCCAGAGAATGTATTGCCAGAGAATGACGCGGCGGCGATGGTGCTTGCGCCCGGACCCGTGATAGTCCCGCCGCAACCCACTTCATTGCCGACAAAATCAAACCGGCGAATTTGCGGCGGCGCCACAGTGATGTTGGTACACGCTATTATATTCCCCGTGATCGTCCATTGCTTGAGGGCCGTAGTGGCGTCCAGGGAAAAAAGTGGCTGCGCGCTATTCAGTGTGTTTGCTGAAAGTTGCACACGCTGAACCACCGGCCACGTCGAGTCTGAGTGTATATAGGCGGTATGAACCCCTTCCACATGATTATTATAGAAATTATACTCGACAATGTCGGCTATCGACGCCGGCAGCTGACTCTCAAACGAGAGCCAATAATTAGCCGCTCCATTGAAATGATTGTTGTTAAAATGTAGGGTGTTGGGACCGCCAGCAGCATTCGTCGCGTTGCCGCCCGTAATTTTGACGTAAGCGTTTGCTGTGGGGTTGGGGCCACTGTTGCAACCGAAACGGCTGTTGTCGATATATGCTTCCGGCCAGCCATCAAAAACGAGGTAATTCCCCGTGATGTTGCAGGTAAACAGCTTCGAGGCGTGGACGGAAATCCCGGCGCTGGCGGTTGAGTAGAAGTAAAATCCGTTGTCGAAATTCGAGCAGCGCACACGGTCGAGAACGACGTTATAAGAAAGCTCCATACGAAGGCACGTCGAACCGGAAAGTGGCGAAGTGTTAGCGCCAAGAATGTTGAGGTCACGAATAGGCGGCGCTTGCAGGACAGGAGTGTATTTAACGCAAGTCACGACGGCCTGCGCGCAGACTATCGAGGCGCCCTGGGAAGTCGAGGAGATGCCCGGCGTGAGAGAGCCGCTCCCCTGCAAGAAAACAGGCGTGGTGAACACCAGCCCCGTTGCGGAATAGCAGGGATGCCCGGTGGGGAAAACGAGTGTGGCGGTTGGATACGCCGTCGCCAGCGCCTGAATAGCCGCGGTGTCGTCGGCGCCGGTCGTGCCGTTCCAGTTACATGCGGCGGCGGCGAGCTCCGGCGGCGGGGCTGTGACGCTTACCTCGCTGCGTAGTGCTATTGCCCCCATCCCCATGTTGACCTGGGCGGTCGGCAGCGTCGCATTCGAGGCCGCCGGGTTCATCCCACCGCCGCTATGGCTCTGCGCCCACGCGGGGGCGGCCGCGGCCAGCAGCAGGCCCGTGAGCAGGAATGCCTTCATCTAGCGGCTTTCTCCGATTCCTTCAATTCTTGGATCGCCTTAACCAACACCGGCACAATACCCGCCCAATCAACGCTGTTCGGGCGCCCCTCGGCGTCGTGTCCAACCAGTTCCGGCAGAACATCGGCTACTTGTTCGGCAGTAAACCCATACAACTCGCGAGCGCCGTCATCGCCGTAGCCCTTATTGTAGCGATACGAGACGGGTTGAAGTGCCATGATTTGTGCGAGCCCGGGCCGCAACGGCGATATGTCGTGCTTGAAGCGAGCGCTCGATGTCCCAAGGCAAATACCGACAGCGCCAGATCCTTTATAAAGCAGTCCCGTACTGGTATCGGCGCAAACGGTATTGTCGGTATGGGTCGCGTCACTCGGGAGTGACGGCAGATTGATGCCTCCCGTTACGAGACGGATGCGTTCCGTTCCGTCATAGACAAGGCTAACGTCGCGGGCGACGCCGCTGCCGTTATGCGCAGTGCCGAATGTCGATACGTTGGCGGCCCACGACCCGAGATACGCCCACTCGCTGTTTGAGGCATCGGTGAAAAGGTTGTAGATGCGCGCCGTGCCTGCGGTGGTCCCAATATTCAATTTCGCTATTGGTTTGTTTGGTCCGGCTATGCTGACCCCGTTCACATCAGCCAACACCATGTCTTGATTTGCAGTATCTCCGCCAGTCCTTACGCCGAGTGCTACGAAATTAGTGGTGCCATTGTTATCTGCCCTAGCATAAACAGTTCTTTCTGAAAGCCCGGTATCTCTGAGGCTAATTCTCGGGGCCGCCGCCGATAAGTGGATAATAGTTGTCGGCGTAACACCCAATCCCAATAACCCGCCAGATGTTATCTGCCCCGATCCGGGGAGTGTCGTCGTGCCAGACAGCGTGCCGCCCGAGAGGGTTAGGCCGGCGACCGTCGTGACGGTGCTGCCGTAGGTGATCGCGGTCGAGCCGAGGGTAAAAAGGGCGCCGCCCGGCACGAGGGCGTTGGGCGGGTTGTAGACCTGCGCCGCCGCTGCCACCGGCAGCAACGCCAGGAGAAGTCCGAGAGCGTGGCGCTTCATTTGTACCAACATGCCGTGGTGGTGCCGCTGGCCGAGCCGATGATCGTGACCGCAGGCGGAATCGGGAACTTGTCACGCCACAGGCAGCCGCCGGGTTGCAAGGTCAGCGTGCCGGCCGAGCCGATGGCGGCGGTTCCCCCGGTCAGGTTGACCCCGAGCGTGTTCGAGGCGTGCGCGTTGCAGATCATGAAGTAGTTCTGCGGCGCAGACGGGCCTGTGGTGGTCGCGGTCGGGAAGACCACGGGGGCCGAGCCGGTCGTAACCGTCTGGTCGCAGCGCGACAGCGCCGCGCTCGCCTGAGCGAAGGCCGAGGTCGCCAGCGCGATCGACAGCGCGGCAACCGCCGCGGCGAGCACGAGCGGCCGCGTCCACCGCCACTCGATCAGCTTGCCGCCCAGCGGGTCGCCCATCACCCAATCGTCCTGCGCGCCGTCGAACATCACTTTTTCCTCGCGGCCTTGCGCCCCTTCGCGGTGGTCTTGTTGCCGCGCATGAGGCCGATCTTGTTGAGCGTGCCGTACACCGCCGACTTGTTGCCGGGGTACTCGCGCTTCAGCTTGCTCTCGACATCGGCCACCGCCGTTTTCTTGCCGCCCGGCGTGCGCTTTGGCATACGCTTTCTCCCGATGGTGCCGGCGAAGTTGCCCGACGTGTTCATGTCAACCCGAATGCCACAAAGCCAAGGAACCCGATGACGAGCGCGACCCTTGCCGCCAGCCGCAGCAACCGCCTGACCTGGGCGGTCCTAGCCTGCCTTGTCGCCGCCGCCATCCCCGTCGCCGGAGGGTCCGGCACCTTCATGCCCGCGATGGCCTTGGGTTGCTGGTTTCTCGTGCTGTCCGCCCTGGACCGGCCCCAGATAGACCGCGTATGGACCGGCTTCATATGGGTTTCCGTAGGGGCGGCCATTTGCGCCTATGTACAGCTGCCCCGGCTCGAATACCCATTTCGGCCACCCGGGCCGTTCGCCAGCCCCGACTACCTCGGCGCATTCGCCGCCGTCATGGCCTTTGTCTGCCTGCGCTTCGGCTATCGCTATCTGGCTGTGGGCAACCTCGTCACCGTAGCCGTAACCCAGAGCCGCGGCGCGCTGCTGGCGGTCGGCGCGGGCGGCGCGGTCTGGCTGTGGCAGCGTTCCCGTATCGCCGCCTGCGTGGGGATCATCGCCGCAATAGCTGCCGCAATCCTGCTGTGGCGGCCAGAGGCGCGGATCGGCATCTGGACCCTTGGCCTCAAGATCGCCGCCCAGCACCCGCTGACGGGATGGGGGATTCGCGGGGTCGAGGTCTGGCCGCTCAACCATTTCTATTCCGTCCCGCTTGACTGGCTGATCGCCACCGGCATCATCGGCGCCGCGGCGGGCATGTGGCTCGCCGTCACCGTATGGCGACTAGCCGGCCGCGACGACAGGGCGATCCTCGCCGCCTGGGTCGTGGCCGGCCTCTTTCTCTCGGCGTCCTGGCCCATGTGGGCGGTCCTGTTCGCCGTCCTGGCCGGCTTAGTAAGCCGGGATATACCGGACGACGCCGGTGTTATCGACGACCACGAACCACTTCTGAATCGTGGTGTGCGATCCCTGCGGCCCGAGTGAGGTCATCGTGGTGGCGACGTTCGAGTTCGCCGTCCATGTCTGTGTCGCGAAGAACTGCAACTCGCCCGTGTTGGCCGAGGCCGAGACGAGGTTGCCGAGATAATCGTTGACCCGGCCAAGGATGCCGGGCGCGGTCGGCTCGACCGGGCCGGACGACCCGCCACCCGTTGGGATAGCGGCAGAGATTTGCATCGCGGCGGTGCCGAGCAGGATGCCGCAGGCGAGTGCGGCGATGGTCTTGCGCATGATCCCCTCCGAAACTGTCAAGCCCTATTAGCACGGCTTGCGAAATTGCGCCACGCTAGGTATAGTGACGGTCTTGGTCGGGGGACCGAGGACTCTCAAGGTGTGGTGGCAAAAACTCGGCGGGCTTCGGCCCGTCGTTTCTTTTAGTGGATCGCCCAGCAGAGGTCGGTCGGCACGAAGGTCGCGGTCACGAAAGTCAGAGCCGCCACGGCCTTGTCGGCGCAGACCGGGTTGGTGCCACCGCCGCCGGCCGTGAACGTCAGCCCGTCCACCACGAAAATCCGCACGTCGCGCGCCTGCCATGGAGCCTCAAGATTGGTCACGGCGACCGCGCCCGTGATGCGGATCAGCGGATAGAACCCGAAGTCGACGACCGCAGCCGAGGCGAGGGTCTGGGCCTCGCTATCCAGGGGCCAGTTGTTGCTTATCTGAAGCTCGTTCGAGTTGGTCGGGTGGAACCCGCCGATCGGCGACACGCTGGAGCCGAAAAACTGGTTGCCGGTGATGATGACGTTGTTCACCCCGACATTGCCGAAATAGACGTTGCTGGTGGTGGCGCTGACGAAGCCCACCCCATCGCAGGCATCGGCCAGCGTGTTGTTCCTCACCGCAACCGTCGATTCGTCGATGTAGATATTCGCCGCGGCCACCCGCTGGCCGGCGTAGCACAGGGTCGAGCTGTCGATCGTGACATCGTTCGTGCCGGTGCCTCCGACAAAGATGTTCTGGTCCGATGCCGTGTTGCCCGCCAGCCCGATGATGTGGACGCCGGAGACGATGGAGCCGCCGCCGCCGGTGTTCTGGATCGTCGCGTTCCGCGCCTGATTGGCCCAGCCGGCGGTTCCCGCCCAGTCGCCGTTGCGGGCGATGTAGGAGTTGTTGATCTTGATGATCTGCACGAGGCTCCCGGCATTCGTGTCGATCAGGAGGCCGTCGCTGTTGGTCGTGTCGCCGAGCACGGTCTGATCGAAAAAGGCAAAGGCCACGGCCTTACCGGCGATCGGCTTGATGATCGTCCCGAAATTCGTGCGCTGGACATCGTTCTTCGAGATGTAGGGGCCGCCCGAGTTCTGGAACAGGAATCCCGCCGTGTAGGTCTGGGTTGCCGCCGGCCCCCATGTCGTCATCAGGTTGTTGGTGTAGACCGAGCCGATGGCCTGGACCGAGGCCGTGCCATCAGTGATGACGTAGCACCCCGTCGAATCGGTCGGGTTCACGTTGTCGGTAAAGGTGTTGCCGTTGACGACGTTGTGCGACCCGCCGTTGATGATGTAGTTGCAGAAGCCGTTGATAAGGCTGTTTTCGAGCCTGATATCGTTGGCATTGAAGCCGAAGGCGTAGCCGCCGGTATTGCCGCCGGTGCCGTTCAGAACCACCCCCCGGATAATCACCCCGCCCGCATTGACCGAGATCAGGTTGGCGTTCTTGGCGCAGGCGATGATACCGCCGCTGCCGACCGGCGGAACGACGCCGAGGTTCGCCCCGGCCAGCGTCATGGCCGAAGTGATCGTCGCTGCCGTGATGCAGTAATAGTGCCCCGAGACCAGCTGCACCGTCTTGTAGGCGGCGGCGTCGATGGCGGCCTGGAAGCAAACCGTGTCGTCCGTCACGCCGTCGCCGACGCAGCCGAATTGCCGAGGGTCGATGACGCCATTGGCAAACTGCGCGATCCAGCAGCGGCTGTCGGATGACTTGACCTGCGAACCGTCGTCGCCCGCCCCGGCGTTGAGGGTGCACGGGCTGCTCGATGCGACGTACATCAGGGGCGCGACGTCGCCTTGCGCCAGGAAGCCGTTGCGCAGGAGCGCCTTGATCCCGACCGTGGACTTCGCCTTCAGGGCCGCGTTGGTCGGCACGATCAGGGTCGGCGGCGCGCCGCTGTCGGCAATGCGGTGGCCGGCGGTGTCGCTGAAGGTGGCGACGTTGCCGATGGCGCTGGCACCCGGCCCGAGCACGTCGCCGGTGCTGGCGTTGGCGCAATCGCGGATCGAGGCGAAGTTCTGGTTGACCTGGCCCGCGTCCATCGGGGTGCCGTTGCGGAAGACGAACGGGATCACCGGGCAGGTAGCGTGCGCTGCCCCGGCGAGGGTCAAAAGTGCGAGGAAACATGCCGCAGCAAGGGCCGGGCGCATGGGTTTGATGGCGATGTCAGCCTCCCACTTCTTCTGTCAGGGCATCCCTGATCTCCGGGTATCGCTCGACCGTCGCCGCCACGATCAGCGACAGCAACTTGCTGGCATCTGCGTAGGCATTCTCGGTCTTGTCGACGTAGATCGAGAACCCGAATCGCGGGCCGATCCTTAACGTAGCCCTCACAAAGCCATCGCCGTGAGGGTCGCTCATATCGGACTCCGTTCTTAGGGAGACCGCGATCCGGCTCGCATCAACAGCCATTTCATCCTCTCTTTAGTATCGTACAAACCATGTCACGCTTGCCTCTCTGTACCGCCAGGATGAGCCGCTGTCGGCGTTGAGCAGGTAGGAGCCGCCGCGCACCGTCTCGCCCGCCGCGCCCTGCACCGTCAGCGCCGTAAGCTGCTCCGTCGTCGAAAGCTCGAATATCTGCCCGTCCACCGGGGCAGCCGGCAGCGTTACCGTCAGGGTCGCCAGCGTCCCGGCCGGCTCAAGCTGCAATGCCGAGGCCGTCGCCACCACTGTCGCCCCCGTGACCGGCTGCGCAAACTGGACCGACCCCGGCAGGAAAGCGCCAAGCTGGACGTAATAGGCCGTTTCCGAGCCGGAGGGTCCGCGGGCGACGGCGATCCTGTCGGTCGGCAAAGACGGCGCCGGCAACTCCGTCGTCAGCGGGTCTTCCCATAGGAAGTATGCAAAGGTCTCGCCAGCCATCGGCTCAATCCGGGCGCAGGTTTACGGCGGTATTGTTTCGCAGAATGGTGATCCCGTCATTCGCCAACAGGAAGGCCCCACCCCCCAGCGCCACCGGGAACTGCTGGACCTCCAGCAAGTAGCCCTGCACCTGATAGCGCAGATAGAGGTTGCCGAGAACGATGCCGGAGGACGAGAGGCCCCGGATATTGACGGTGCCCTGCTTGAACACCAGCGGCGTCGTCCACGGTATCTGCCGCTGCCGGATCGTGCCCTGGTCGGGGCCGAGCCAAGTGCCGCCCCAGATATCGTTGCCCCATGTGCCGTCGCCCCAATAGGCTTGCGGGATCACATAGCCGGCGACCGCCACCCCGTCCAGGTTCTGGCCGACCTCGTTCAGGAAGTCGATCTGCACCTGCTCGCCCGGCGGCAAGGCCACCATGATCGAGCTTTCGATGATGCAGTTCTCGCTCATCTGCCCGGTGTCGGGCATCAGCGACGGCTCCCATTCCCAGGTCAGCTGGTCGCCGAACTCGACATACGTAGAATCACCTACCGGCGTGTCGTCCAGACGGAACAGCGTGGTGGTTTGCCCGGTCGCGGTCGGGATGGCGACGAACGAACTCGTCCACGTGCGGATCATGCTGACAGCGCAGCTGTGCGGCCCGGTCCACCCTCCGCGAATCATGTCGTACCAGTAGCAGGCGGTGGTCCCGTCCGTCTTCGGCACGCCGACGATATAGGTCCGGCCGTTGGCGGCGGCGGCCATGCGCGAGGCCGGCGCGGTGCCGGCAAGCGGCGGGTTCGTCACGTCGAGGAACGGGCCGACGATGCCGCTGCCATCCTGGCCGATAGGGTCCGATATCTCGCCCGACAGGCTCATCAGCCGCAGCCCTTGCGGCGAGACGAACAGGAGGCCCTTGGTGGTCGAGGCCAACGTCAAGGGCGCGTGCGTGCCGGTGGCGCAGGAGAGATCGGTTAGCGTCAGGTTGGCGGTCGTCGGGTCGCCGGTGATCTGGAGGATATCGACATCGGACTGGAAAGCCGCGAGGCCGCGCACGACAAAGCCAAGCGTCGTCGAATAGCCCTTCAACTCCCCGATTGCCGTCACGGCGAGGCCGTTGTCCGGCACCAGGAATTGCGTCGCGTTGGTGATCTGGCAGGGCAGCAGCGCGTCGGAGAAGCCGATGCCGTCCTCGCCCAGCGCGTAATAGGCCCGGCCGTTGAAGGCGCCGACACCGAGCGGGGCCGAGGGCAGGTTGATGGGCGCGGTATCGCCTGAGCCCCATAGCGGCGCCGCCTTGGTGCCGCCGGAGACGGTCAGGGTCGCGCCAAGAGCGGGGGTCGTCACGGGCTGGTCGAGCAGGATTTGCGTGCCGGTCAGAGTGATGCCCGTGGTGCCGGAGGCGGTCGCCGGGTTGGAGATGATGATGAACTTGGTGGTCAGCGTGCCGGTGGTGCCGGTCACGACCGAGCCTGTCGGGATGCCGGCCCCGGTCACGGTCATGCCGATGGAGATGCCGCTGGGGTAGATCGGCACGGCGATTTCGTTCGAGCCCACGACCGTCGTGCCGCTGGTCACGATCTGCGTCGCGCCGACCGAGACGATCTTGGTATTTGCGGGCGCGCCGCCACCCGTGACGAGCATGCCTGGCTGCAACCCGGTGATATCCGGGTTCCCGGTGACGGCGTACTGGTTGAACATCGTGAAGGTCACGCCGTCCGCCGTCGCCGTCGTGTCCTTCGACAGCTTGACCTGGTTGCCCAAGGCCGACATGGCGTTCCCGGCGGTCGTGGCCGTCGCGTCGATCGTCAAGGTCAGCGCAAACCCGGCACGATTGATCGTGGCAACCTGGGTGCCGGCCGCGATCCCCGACCCCTGCACCGCCTGGCCGACGTAAATCCCGGTCGTGTCCGGCGTGCCGTTGATCGCCACGTTGACGACGTTCGGCGAGGCGGCGGTGATATCGCCTGCGAACACCACCGAGACCGGCGTGACTTCCTCGATCGTGCTACCGGCCTGGACGCCGGCGCCCGTCACGGTGAAGCCGACATCGGCCGCGCCGGGCAAGGTGCCGGGCGGCAGGCCGACGATATAGGGGGCCATCGCAGGGGCGCTGTCGGTGTCGCCGACAAAGACCCGCTGCTCGTCCATGTTCCCGGTGATCGTGGTCGAGAAGCTGGAGATGTCGAACCAGCCGAATTTGCGGGCCGGGTCGGTAAAGCCGGGATGCGTCACGACCACCCGACTACCGACGTGCCGCAATATCGGCGGCTCCCACTCCCCGGTCAGCGCGGGCGAGGCTGGCAGCGAGGCGGCGGTTACGCCCGTTACCGCAACGTTGGCGTTGGCCGCGAGATCGAAGCAGAAAGGCTCGTCCTTGCCCGGGTAGGTCGCGGTCGAGACCATGCCGTAGGCGAGGTTGCCGACGACCTCCATGCCGGTGATCTGGGTCGGCGTGTCGAAGTAGGTCGCCAAGTCCTCGATGCGCACCGCCGCGGGGCGGCAGATCATCTGCCCGGTGTTGCGCGGGTTCGAGATCAGATTGGTCAGCACCCGCATCGCGCCGCGCGGAACATTCGATCCGTCCGTCGCGTCGCTCAATCCTCTCGCTGTGAAAGTGAGCGGTATCGGGTTGCGCAGCGAGCTGGGCATCAGCCCGTCTCGCGTTCGAGATAGGCGATAACTGCCTCGACGCCAGCCAATTGCCCTCTAAGGGCTTGGGCTCTTTGTCTCAAATCCTCTAGCGAGTGGCCCTGCTTAATAATGTTGGCGTAATTTGATATCACCTTAACATTGCCGGGGACGTAGCCAAGAGAGGGAATTACCCGGTCAAGAGAGGGCGATGTTTTCCTTACAGTTTTGCCCCCAAGTTCCATAGGAACGCCAAGCACCGGGCATAGCTCCGGGATAACAACGTCATCTGCCGTGATGGAAAAAGGAACGCCTAATTTGGCGGCCCGGCTTTTGGCCCGCCAAAGCATATGGAGCGCTGGCCTGTTCTTGTAAGATTCGGCCAACTTGGCCCGATTGTAGTCCGGGTGTTTGGCAAACCATTCCTTTTGATAGCCAGCAACCAACTCCGGTTTGGCCGCCCTTCGTTTGGCTGCGTTTGCCCGGGTCTGCTTTTTCTTTTTTTCGCGCCATGCCGGGTCGGTGGCGCGCTTCATGGTCTCCCACTCGCGATTGGCTTCCCGGTGCCTGTCCGGGTTGGCAAGCCGCCATTCTCTAGCTTTCCGACGATTTACCTCGGGGTCTTTACTGCTAGGCACAATCATGCTCCTACCCGAAAACAGGAGCGCTAAGTATACTACCCAGGCTAATTGTTAACAATACCAGCCAGCCTGCCCATTTTGTGTTTCTAGCCCGGCCGTAGGGGGTGCCTCCTCCGAAGTTGCGAGGGTCGAGCTGGACCTGCTGCGCGCGATTCGTCTTGTCGTCAGCTTTCTCGCTGTACTTGCGCATCTTCTGGTCGGCGATAGCGTGCAGCGAGACCGAGCGCGCGTCGTCTGAAATCTCGCACAGCCGACCCGCCAGTTCCGAGATCAGATAGCCCTCGTCGGGGAACCACGGCACCTGCGCCATGCTGACGATGGGCGGCATCTGGCGCTGGTAGCGGCACGTCGCTGGGTAGGCGTCGAGCGGCGGCAGATAGACATAGGCGACTGGCGCGATGCCGAAGAACAGGCTGGCGCTGTTGATGGCGCCGGTTGTCGTCTGCGAGATATCAACCTGATTCGTGGTCGTGTTGATGGCGAGGATCGTCGAGCCGGGCTCGATGCCCTGACCGGCGACGGACTGGCCCACCACGAGGCCGGTGATCGAGACGAGGTTGTAGAGGCTGGCGTCGGTGCCGTTCACGTCTCCCGTGGTCGAGAGCACGATGCGGTCGGTCAGGGGCGCGCCCATGTCGGTCGCCCACAAATTCGGCAGCGACCGTCCTTGGGCGAATTGCGGGAACTGGTCAAATTCTGCGAGGTCAACCGGGGTCAGCTCTATCACCTGGTATCCCGTCGCCAAATTCGGGGCCGGGTATTTATACCAGACCGACTTGCTGGCACCCGTTGCCCCGGACGACCCGGACGTGCGTAGGTAGTCCAGCGGCAATTTGATCGGGCCACAACCAAACAGCGAGACCAGAGACGGGTTGAAGCTGAAATTAAAGACGCCGCGGGCCAGCGCGTAGTCGTAGTGCTGGCAGATATCCGAGAGAACGGCGTTCAGGTTCCGCAGGCCGAAGGTGGGGCTGTAGCCCGGCACCTTGGCGCGGTAGGTGGCTTCCTCAAGAATCTCGGCGGCTGTGAGCACCGGCCGTCATTCCGCCGCCATGATCCGCGGCGGCCGGTGCTCACGCTCGGGCTTCAGCTCAGGAAACAGGTCCGGCGGCGGCCGGCCTTCAATCAGCGCCCCCAGATACGGGATGCGCAGATAGTCGTTGGCGATCGTCTTCTCCGTTTCCGAGATGCGGTTCGCGATCTGGCCAATGGCCGTCATGTCCTGCGGCGTCATCGGCACTTCTCGCACCCGCTCGCCCCGCTTCTGCACCTGCGCGGCAGCAGCTTTGGCCTGCGCCTCGGCAAGCTCACGCTGGAGGCGTGGCAGCAGTTCCAGGTTCTGCGCCAGCCGGGCCTTGTGGAACGGCAGATCGTACATCGCCTTGCGCCGCTCGGCCGCGCCGCCGATGCGGTCCAGCAATTCGTCGAGGTCGCGGCGGCCGAGCGTGCTATCGACGGCGGCCTCGTAGGCGATGGCCTGGCCTTCGCCGATCTGGATTTGGTACGCGATCTTGAGACCCGGCACCGCAATGGCCGGCACGCTGTAAACTGGGTCGCTCATGCAATCTTCCTGAAATCGACGATATTGACGCCCGACGCCTGCTGCCGGCGCAAGCCGTTGAGCCTGCCACGGCCCTCGAAATCCAGCTCGTGCTGGTGCAGCGTGTAGAGGATCGAGCGAATGGAGAGTGCCCGCCCGTAGGGGACGGTGTAGGTCTGGCCGTGGAAATACCGCACGCCGTCAAGCGTGATCGCGTCGGACGCGATGCCGCCGGTGTCGCCGACAAAGGGCATCTGGATGGTGATCTTCACCATCTTGTCCATGCGCTCGGCCAGAACCTCGGCCTCGATTTCCTCCTGGGTCAAGAGGCCGGCCGCCTTCCGCGCCGCCCGCTTGGCCCGGTCCTTGGCCTTGACCGTAAGCTGCCGGCGGCGTTCCTCCTTGGCCTCGCGCTCGGCCGCATCGAAGGCGGCGCGCAAATCCTTCTCGTCCAGTAGCTCCCGGGCCTCGTCGGGCAGGGAGGCCAGATACATTTCATACGGGGTCTCGGGCTCGCGCGGCTCGTCGTCGAACACTTCCGGCTCGACCTCGGGCTGCTCGTGCTCAACCATCTGCATCGCCGGGGCATCGTCTTCCGGCGCCGGCGCGGCCGGGGTCTCGTCAGTCATAGGCTTCCCTTGCTTTTCGCGAAGTGCGGCCGCGCGTTCGCGGAACTCCTCGCGTTTCCGTTCCTGCCTGGTCACGAGTGAACCCAGCTCGCTCCCGCAGCCGCCGCCGCCGAGACCAGGATCGGCCACCCGGTCGTCGAATCGATGGCGATATAGTCGCCCGGCAGGATCAGCAGCGAGCCGCGGTTCGGCACAAAGAGACGGCCCTCCCGCACCAGCCCGCCGATCCCCTCAAGGACCGCGTGCGGGTGCGCCACGTTCTGGTCGTCCAGAATGCCGTAGCTGATCGTCGCGAGGTCCGCGTCCGACAGGATGCTCGGCGTCTGCGAGAAGGCAACAGCCGTCAACGATGAGGTCGTCGCTGTGCCCAGAGTCTTTGTGGCCACGGGGGCCTCCTAGCTAGGGCGAGCCTGTGAACCAGCCGTTGATCGTCGCGAGTTGCGTCGCGTTGATGATCGGCGTGCCGCTCGACCCCGCGAACGTCGTCGAGGCAGCGTCGAGCGCCGTCTTGATGTTGGCGAGCGTGATCGACCCGGCGGTGCCCGGCACCGGCTCCGCGTCCTGATAGTAGATGGTCTGCGCCAGCGGGGCCGCACCCGGCGACAGGCTCTGCCCGTAGCTCGGGTCGTCGGCGTTGAGGCCGCCGAGACCGGAGGGGCCAGTGCCCGCGCCGACCGCCTCGACCCTCACCAGCACCTTGACCCGAAGCGCAATCGGACTGCTGTAGGCTGCCATTGAACTATTCTCCTAAGTCAGATCAGCCGAATGCGCCGGTCGAGGAAGCGGTGCTTTCCATTGCGGCCATAAACTGCTGGTTGAGGATGACCCACCCCTCAAAATATTTCCACCCAACCACGCGTAATTGGTTGTGAGGGTCGGACTTGTCAGCCTCATACAGCCGGTTCCACTGGATATTCTCCAGCTTCAGGGTCGCGAATGCTTCCTTGCCGAAGACATAGGTGCGGAACACAGTCACGCCAGTCGCGGGCGCGGCGGGCGGAATCTGGTAGAGGCCGACGCCGGTGATCGTGACCGTCGTGCCCGGCGCGATCTGGATCGCCTGCCCCGAGTAGGGGCCGGAAGACGGGCCGGAAGTCGTCAGGCCCAAGTTCATCGGAGCCGAGCCGGAGCCCGTCCCGATGTAGACGGCATAGGTGAAGCCGGCGGTCGAGGGCACGGTCACGTCGATGCCGCCGGTCGTGACCGAGATATCGTTCGAGACCTGGTAGATGCGGCTCTCGTAGAAATTCTGGTTGTCCCACCCCGTGACCTGGACCGTGTAGGTCGCGGTCGTCAGGGAGCCCGTCGAGTTCGCGCCCTGCACCGCCGCGACGCCGACCCAGTTCGGCATCATGTTGCTTTCGCAGAACACCATGCCGCCCCAGTAGCCGTGCTCGTTCACGTAGAGCTTGTTGGGGTCGGAATAGCTGTAGGTCTGCACCACCAGCGGCGAGTTGCGGAAATCCTGCATGGTCAGCGGATCGCCGATCGCGACGAGATGCGCGGCGCGGCCGATCGGCATGTCGGCCTGGCGCTTGTTGTAGTCCATATCGCGGTTGATGGTCTCGCCGTCCGGCCCGTTCCACATCGGAGCGCCGATGCGCTTCAGGTTGGTGTAGGTCCGGGTGACGGTCGTGGGATCGAGGTTGTCGCCGGCCACCAGGGAAGCGCGAGCGCCGCGCGAGTTCACGTAGTTGACCTGGGTGGCGGCATTCAGCGCGTTCAAGCCGTTGCGCTCCTTGGTCTGCATGATCTGCTGGCCGAGAAGATCGCTGCCCTTGGCGAGCAGGTCTTCCGGCACGGTAATCATCGCGACATCGGTGAAGACGAGGCGCCCGGCCCATTGCAGCGCGATACCCGTGACCTGCTGGAAGGTCATCTGCTGCGGCGTCGGCGGCACGCCTTCGGAGACCGGGCCGGTCGGCAGCGAGAGGTACGGCCAGCGATTGGCGGTCCACGTGACGCCGTGGCCGTGGTCCATCGTCCGCTTGTCGGCGAACTGCGTCAGGACGATGAAACGCTGCGCGTTCTTGAGCGACTTGCTCGCGAAGGTCCGCGAGATTGCGCCAGCGTACTGGCTTGAGGTATTCACGGTTACGGCCACATTACCCCTCCGTCAAAGGGCAGCGGCCGTCCGGCGCTGCCTCAGAAATACCCTTTGCGCATGCCTTCGATGGCGAGGGCTTCGTCGTAGGCGGGATCGCCCGGCTTCCCCCGCGCCCCCGCTGCCCCGTCTCCCCGCGCTCCGGTCGGTCTGGTCTGCTGGCTTGCCACGCGGCTTTGCGCGGCGCGGCGTTGCGCCGGCGCGGCACGAGCCGCCCGGTCAACCGCATCGCGCCCGACGAGCCGGTGAAGAATGTCTTCGCGGGTGACGCGGAGATTGCCGCGGTTCCGCTCCTGAACAAGCTCGCGCTCAACCGCATCCTTGTATTGCCCGTGGACGCGGGAGCTTCTGGCCTGTTGATCGAAGTCTCGTTTGTCAATCCGGTCCTCGGTTTGCAGCTGCTGCATCAGCAGCGTCTGCTGTAATTCCTGGCGCCCCTTGTTGTAGTAGTAGGCGCTGACTTCTTGCGGCGACAACATCGAGAGGCGTTCCGCCTCCTGCTGCTGCTGCCTCTCCAACTCCGCGGGGCTCGGGCCTTGCGGTTGCCGGTACGCCCCGAACTGCTCCGTCGCCTGCCGGTAACCCCTGGCTTCCGCCGCTTCCCGTTCCGCCCGCTCGGCGCGGTCGCGCCACCGCTGCGCTTCGGATTTGCGGCCTTGCCTGGGCCGTGGTTCCGGCTCTACTTCGCCTTCATCCCCGGCGCTTTCCCCCGCCTCACCGGCTTCACCACCGGGGCCTTCCCCATCTTCGCCGGTATCTTCCCCTTCGCCGGGTGAACCGATTTCGACATCATCTTCGATTTCAAGATCGGGCTCCTCCCCGCCAGGCGGCGGGTTCGGTATATCGGACATTGCTGCTCCCCAGCGGGTTACGGCCCGCAACTCGGAACGCACCTTGTCGCCGTGCGCGCGTGCGGGTTACGGCCCGCAACTCGGTGCATCAGGGTAAGACACAACCCCTAGTGTGCGTCAAGCTACATCTTGCGCCAGCGCCTCTGCTCACGCTGCGCGGTGGCGATTAATCCGCGCACGCGATCGCTGCCGCATCCAACGACATCGCCGATCTCTCGGTGTGATTTGCCCTGGAGATGCAGCGTCAGCGCCATCGCGCGCCGCACCCGCGGATTGGAGAACATCGCGGCGACGGCTCTGCGCTCGGCATAAATCTCGGCTCGTTCCGCCTTGGTTTTTTGCGCCGCTTCCCAGCGGCGGCGATATTCATCCTGCTGACGCTTGGCGGCCTCGGCCGCACGAAACTCCCTCAGTCGCTCATTGTTCTTGCGGGCAATGAGAAAGGGATCACGCGCCATCCTCGCTGCGGCCTGGGCACGCTGGATGTTGTAATCGTCCACCAGCTTTTGCATCGCCGGCCCCCAATCCTCGTCGGTCAGAGGCTCCTCGATCACATTTTCCTCGGCATGGCGATGATGCCGGCTCGCGGCATCTGATCCCTGTGGATTTGCCCCGGCGGCGCCTTGACGGGTCGCCCGCCCATCGGCATCGCCCCCGGCGGCGTCGGGCGCTGACCGCCCGGAGGTCCGCCCCCCGGCCCGCCCCCCGCGCCCTGCATTTGCTGGCGCATCTGCTGCATCATCATCGCCTGCTGCTTGGCCGCGGCCTGCGCCATGTGCTGCGCCCGGTGCGCCCCGATCAAGCCGGTCGGGTCGCCCGTCTCCATGATCGAGCGCGAGTGCGCCTGGATATGGCGGTTGTCGTCGTCGAGCGGGTGGACGTGCGCCTCCAGCCCCGACAGCATCCATTCGTCTTCCATCTCCGGCGGGTTGGTCAGCTGCTCTCGCTGGTCGATGATGGTGCGCTGCGCGACCTCGGGGCCAAAGGCGGTCGAGACCATGCGCTCGATGATCGTGGTCGGGTCGAACTTCTTGCCAGCGGCCGCCAGCACCTGCTGCAAACTCGGGTTCATCATCACGTTGAGCATCTGCGCGCCCTGCTGCGCGAACATCGCGTTCTGCCGAACCTGCTCACCGCCGCGCCAGACAAAGCTGATGCCCTTGCGGTTTTGCAACGGCGGCACCGCCTCCATCTTGGCGCGCTGGCCTTCCTCGCCGTAGGCCCGCACCGTGATCTCGCGGTCGCGGAACTGGTAGTCGAGGTCGATCATCCACTCGATCGCCGGGGTCAGGATGCCTTCCTCGACGATCGAGACCGCGTTGGCCGTGGTCAGGAGATCCACCGCCTGCTCCTGCGCCACCATCGCCTGGTTGGGCTTCGTGGTGCGGGTCTGCTGCGGCAGCATCGAGGGGTTGACCCCGAGCGTCTGGAATATCTGCGCCGCCGCCATCCCCACCCTGGTTTGCGCCCGCGGCGTCAGGTCCGGGATGGTCAAGAGGCTGATGGCGTCCGTGGGCGCATTCCAGATAGCGCCCAGATTGTAGACCAGCGGCCCCGTGACTTTCTCGGCGTCGGCCACCACGACCGGCATCGCCGAGAGGGTGGCGGCGTCAGCGCCCTCGTTCACCGCGTCGTTCGCCTCGTACTGCATCGAGGCGACGTAGCGAATGAGGCTCGGCCCCTTGAAGACCCCCGACATCTTCTGCACCGGCCAGGAGTGCATCGGGCAGCGGTCGTTCCAGTAAGGATTGCGCTTGGCGCCGAGCTGGGCGTTCTGCGGCCCGAAGAAGATGCGGCAGAGGCGGCGCTTGCCCTTCTCGGCAAATTGGCCGTTCTCGTTCAGCGGCAGCATGTGCCAGGTCTCCCAGACCCCAGCCTCCTTGCCGCCCTTGCGAATGCCGACCTGGCGCAGCACGTGACCCTCGGTGTCCCGCACCTTGCCGTCCTCGGCCCGGCTCATCTCCTCGCTCAGGATATCGGCTTCGTCCTGCCGGATGTTGCCGGCCCGAGCCATCGCCTTGATCTTGTCCTTGGACCAGCGTCGGAAGATCGTCACCGAGCCGCCGGCCATCAGCGCCTCATCGGTGGAGTCGGCGGTCGCCGGCAAGATCAGCACGTCGGCATCGTGCAAGACCTCGAACACCGGGAAGCCGTCGATCACGTCCTCCTCGGTGATGTCGTCGATCTCCTCGC